CGGTAATTGGCGCATGGTTTCCGTAGCCATGCCCGACACATTTCCAGACGCATTGTTCGTGGTAGTTTTTGCCCCTGACTTGGAGATATGTGCCCGGCATCTGGATCGCCTTCTTGCACCCGGCACAGGGCGCGGCAATCCAGCCGAGCGCGTCACTCCAAATCATCCCCTCTGGCGGCGGAAAGTCTCCGGTCGGCATGTGGTCACTCCATGTTGATAATCAGCGTTCGCGCTTTACTGCATTTCCTGTTCTGCGATGTGACAGAGGAAATCGCAGGACGGTTGGATTGGGTTTGTCGTCGGCCAGTCTGCCGGTATCTCGTCAATGAACCGGCGCTCGTCATTGATCCGGCATAGCCGCACGTCCAACTCTCTGGACAGCTTTGCCATGCGGTCAAAGTGTTCTGGAAACTGCTTGCGGACCAGCGCCCAATAGGCCGGACTGGTGGCTTTAACGCAGGGGATGCAGTTGTTGTTGTGAAACCCCATTGCGTACATGGGCGGCAACCGGATGCCCGCACGCTGGATCATGTCCAGACATGCAGCCTTTGTTATCCCGCGTTCGATCAGCGGCGTTTTGATCGTCAGTTCTGGATAGTTCTTGCGTAGGCGGTCGGCCCTGGCGGCGTCATCGGCGTCCGCCGTATAGCCGAACACATGCACATCATCGGGGCGCTGGAAGGCCAGCCTTGGCTTTACCTTCAATTCTACTGTGCAGCGCGCCCCCTCAATCCCGGCCAGCCAGCGGGTCTTTTCCCACACGTCCCAGGTATTGAGGTAGTCGTCCGACGCTATCCGGGTCGTCGTGCGCCCCCACCACTTTTCGCACTCGACCATAAAACGGTGATTGTCGGGATGCTCGGATAGCGTCTCACAATAGACCGGCTCCGCGCCCGTCAGTTTGACGGCGACGGCGGATGCGGCCCCGCAAGAGAACCAGCCGATTGTGCGTTGGTCAGTCATGTATCCCTATTGCGCTGTTAGTGCGCCACGTCAGTTAGCGGTTTTGCCGACACCGCAGCCGCAGCGCGGATAGCAGTCAGCTCGGCAGGGTCTGCCATGAACTTGTCTCGGTGCCGGCGCTTCGCTTTGGCGAGACCACGACGATCAACCTCAATAGCGCCGTGTTGAACTGCAAGTTTGCGCTTGGCTAGGCACACGTCGAAATGCGGATGGCTCAACGCCTGGAACCACTTTCGATCGACGCCGATTTTGTCGGCCATAGCGAGCAGTTCGGCCACGCTGTCCGCGAGCATGTGGCACATCTTCATGCGCCCATAGCTGGCACGCATGTCATCAACGTACACCGCCATTGGTGATCCTCTCGATCCAGGGGTGAATGACTAGAAAAAAGAAGAGGATGCCGGATACGGCTCCAAACCAAAGCCAGAAGGGCGGCGGTCCTGTTCCACGCATGTGCAGTCCCTATTGTGATGACGTTGACCGCGCCTGACGGGCGGCGTCCAGCGTGCGTTGAATGTGCTTCTGCACCGCCCGCCCAACGGCTGACTTCATAGTCTTGCCGATCATGGCCTTATGCGCGCAGCTCAGGCAGATGCCATTGTCGAGGGCACCGCTGCTGCGGCACTCGACGCACTTCCGGTCCATGTGGATCGTGATTTTGTTGTCAGTCATTGCCTTGCACCCCTATGCGTCCCAGGATCGCCCGGACCTGACCGGATGACTGACGAAAGCGAGCAAAATCAATGTGTGGGAGATACAACATTATATGTGAAAGCCACCCGTAGCGCGTTGATCTGTCTCGCCATCCGTCAGTCATGTCAGTCATCCGTGTTTAGCTGACGTTCCCGCCAGTTTTGTTCCTGCGATGTTCACTCCGAACACGCTGCACGTTCTGCGTCTTCTCGACTTGGTTGCGGCTGTACCGCTGGGTCATTTTGATGTCGGAGTGTGTCGCCGCGTGGCGGACGTGCTCCAGATCGGCACCCGCGTCGGTCGCCTCACTGATCGCCCCAGCGCGGCTGTCCATGTTGTAAACCGCGTCTGGGACGCCCGCGACGGTTGCCACCAGCCGCCAGAGCTTGCGGAACTGCGCCCCTCGAAATGGGATGCCCGTCGCCTCATAGACGACAATAGGTCCGGTCTTGGGGATCGACGGAAGGCGCTGCAACTCCTCCATGACCATCGGCGCAAGTTTCAGATCGACTTCAACGTCCTTTTGCCTCTTGGACGTGGTGTGACGCAGGATCAGGTTTTCGTCGATCTCGGACCAGCGGATGCCGCGTAGCCATTTGGTCCCGCCGTCCACGACCTCGGACAAGCCAGGCTCGCTGGCAGGCACCCATTCCCCGATAACGTCCTTCTGGCGAAGGATGCACTCGAACTGGAATGCCTGGGCTAGCGCCACGGACGGCTTACCGATCTTGTGAGCTGCGGCGCGGATCGCCACGACCTGTTCCGCCGTGATGCGCTCGGTGCGGGCCTTCGGCATCGTGAACCGCATGTCGCTCAGAAGCATCTTGAGCCGGGAGCACTCCGCGCTTTCGAGGATCGTCGCGCCGAAGGTCATCAGCGTCCGCACCATCGCGATCATGCTGTGAGCCATCGCGTGATGCTCCCGCTCGCCAACCCAAGCCTCGTGCCAGCGCATCAACGTGCGGGACTTGACCTCCACTAGAGGCTCGTCGCCGTGCTCTTGCTTGAGCCGACGCATCAGGTTTTCGTAGTTGTTGCGGCTGTTCCAGCGCAGTTTGTGGAACGGGGAATCCGGGTCGCGCTGATAGCACGCGATCAGGGTGCCTACGGTCCCGTCGAACGCGGGCGGAACATCAGGCAAGCCACCACGCCCCCACACCAGCATTTCACTTTGCAGGGCGCGGCAGCGGTCGGAGATGAACGCCTTGTCGATCTCGCTGGGCTCCCAGCCGATCAGGCAGATGGCAACGCTCTTGTTGGGGTAGCCCTTGCGGATCAGGTCCGTCCGGGCTTGCCAGCGGGCCTCCCAGCCGTCCTTGCGGGGCTTGAAAACAAGGCCGGGCGCATTCTCAATTTTCGGATGGTCAGGCATGGCTGCTCCTCCTCGGGGCTTCGATATTAAGCCCGTTGGTTCTGTCGAGATAAGCCTTAACCGCAGGCCAATATCTGCGGTTTCCCCATAAGGCTTGTCTCGGTGGAAAGCCTGCCTTCGCCTCAAGTTGCTGGATGACCGGCCTGGCGACACTCTCGGGAACGCCCAAACGCCGGATCAGCTCAGCATCCGTAAGGTAGAGCTTTTCGCGTTCTCGTTCAACAGTGTCTGCGCTTGGCTTGGTCATGTCTGTGAGTATCGTTTAGCTGTTAGCGGTTTCAGGTTCCCAGGAAATCCGGTGCATTTCCGTGGGACCGCTATGGTTCACGTCCCAGACGAACCATGCGAACGCCATCGCAGAACTGTTTGTCTTGGCGACCATCGTTCCGCGCCCGGCGCGGTGCATCATTGGGAGCCTGTTGCGGAACACATAAACGCGAGCGAGTTTTCCGCAGTCCAAGATCGACCGCCGCCTCTCGCTTTCGATGAATGCGAGACGAAGAAGCATCATTACTTTCGGGGCAAGCGTCAGCGCGTGGCCGACAAACTCTCCCGCCAGTTTGAAGGGCGGATTAGTCACGATGGCCCCGATGTGGGTTGGGGCAGAAAGCTCCATTAGAAAATCAACCCCGTGCTCGGAGTCGGGGCATTCGTAATTCACCAGATCTGTTGCATAGACTTTGTGCCCGGCATCTCGAAGCGTCCGCACGATGCTCCCAGGCCCGCAGGCTGGCTCCCAGATGATTTCCGGCAGCGCCTCGACACGCATCAGCGCCTTTGTGGCAACGGCTGGCGTTTCATAAAGGTCATCGCCCCTCTCGGAGAGGGCTGCCTTGGCGTTGCCGGTATTCAGTCCAGCCATGTGCGGTCAGCCTTTAGCTGTTAGTGGTCACTCTGCGGCCTCAGTGAATTTCTCAGTTTGATTGCCCCAGACTGTCCAACCTCGACGCGGAGATCTGGCGAACATTTCAAGGTATGGGCCATCGACTAGGCGCTCAATGCGTTCGTGGATTTCGTCTGGCTTGCGGGAGTGTTCCCGTCGTGGGGCAATAATGCCCTGCCGCACGTCTGCGTTTATGCGCTTCGGTTTACCCCTGGTCGCCAGTAGACAAGGTTCCGTATTTGCTCTTGTCCAGTAGCCCATCCCCGCGAACGGCGTTTTGTCGTCAGCGAAAAGGCGGTAAGGGTCGGCCTTCATCCATGAGAAGGCGCAGGTCTTATAGGTAAACCCCCACATTTCGATAACCTGAACCGCCTCGAACAATTTTGGCCAGACGGACCAGAGGAACAGCGTGCAATTCGGGGCCGCTAATTCCTCAACCGGCAGGCGGGCGATCTCTCGAACAGACATGGTTGGGTATTTGGACGTGACGTTACGATTCCCGCCCTCACCCCATGTTTCAAAATGCCACGGCGGGTCCGCGAGGATCGCCCCGAAGTGGTTTTTGGGAAGGTCGGGAAAGTCGGTCATTATCGCTTCGGCTCTTTAGTTGTTATCAGCGGCGTTCATGATCGCCCGCCCGATGATTTCCGCGACCGCCGGGGCAACAGCGTTTCCGATGCCTCGATTTCGGTCCATCCCAAAGGAAACCCCATCAGCGTCTCGGTAAA